AAATGATATGGATTATAGAATGATGTATTATTTCCTAATAAAAAACATTTAACTCTATCTTCATCCCTATCGATAGTGTGATAAATAGATAGTAATAGCTCAGGCTCATCCCACCCGTTTACATATTGAGAATTATATTTTTCTTCTAATGTATATTCATCAAAGATTAAATTATACACATTTGGAAAACTTTCTTTTTTTATTTTTATTGCCTCCGATAAAGCAATACAATGCGCAATTACTGTATCACCTATTAAGAGCTTATCATGTGTATGTTTAAAAGTGTATGAATAAAATTCATTATGTATTACTTTTTCACAAGCTTTTTTTAAAATATAATTCTTTTTTTCATCTTGTGTTCTAACAATATATACAAATTCTTTATTATGTTTTATACTATTATAGATACTATATTTTAAAGAAGTATATGTTTTTCCTATTGAGCGAGGGCCATTTATAAAATTAAAATTTCTTTGATAGCTTAATATTTCATTTATATTCCAATACAATCTTGTTTCTCTCCTTATCTTATAGAGAAAGGTTATTAAATATGCACCAATAGGCAACCAACCCACACACTCATATGTAGCAGTATTTAAACCGTGGTTTCTACATGATGATTGGTACATTTAGATAATAACCTTTAAATATATTGTACCATATTATTCTTTTATTGTAAATAATGTTTCTTCTAATATTACCCCGTTTTTTACCCTTTTAGGAATTAATTTTCCGCTATATTTAGCAGAAGGTGAAAAATTTTCCCAACTAACATTTTTATAACAATTTTTTGGAAGGCCTGCACAAGTTATTTTTAGTTGATTTTCTTCATCCTCAATATAACACTTAGCGCGCAGAAACTTAGCCCTTTTAAAACTGCTTTCATGCTTCCATGCACCGATTTTTACATTATCAATATCAAGATTATTAGGTAATTCATCCCCGATTAAATGTAAACTGTCAGTATCGCTATATATAAAACGCTCATAATTTAGCTGGGCGGATGAAATTGTTTTATGCCTAGCATAAGATGTTATAAAAACAGCAATAGGAATATAGATAGGATTTCTAAATTCCTCAGGATATGGGCGATATTTAACAACACCTTCATCATCAAGATAGGGCTCCTTAGTCTGGATATGAGGATTTAGTCCAAATTTCCCATATAAGGAATTTAGCATTAATTTAGAAATTGTACGCATAGGTTTATTATTATTTATTGTACTTTCACTTTTTATTTTATACCATTTATTAATATAATCTTTGAACAATTCTGTACTCCCCCTAAATTTCCACCCACTAATAAAATTTATATAGGTGATATTATAATGTCTGTAAAAAAGGTCTAAATCTATGTTTGTTAGACATAATGTGATTATATCATCCCCACTATTTTCTAAATATTCCAGATTTCCATATATTGAAGTCTTACTTTGTAAAGTAGGGAGGTAATTTTCTTTTAATTCAAATTGAGCCTCTACCATTTGTACATAAAGGGGATAATCTTTGTCGTTATCATATTTTCCTTTAAAAAAAATTCCCTCTCCATATGGGAGCAGTTGCATCATCATTGCAGGGTAGAGACTGTTTACATCTAATACAATTCCTTTCCCTAACTCTTTATTTTTAAATTTCGGGTTTAAATAGGTGTATCCTCCACGATAAGCCTCTCTAATTTCTTTATCATAATAAGGAATAGGAAACCAATATTTAAAATTTTTAGGCCCTATAATTTGTTTATATTCGTATAGAGCATTACTACCTGTTGTCATTTTAGTTAATCCATTATCAAATAAATATTTTAATCCCTGTGCAACGATTGCGCAGTCTCTATATAAATAACTTAATTCATTTTTATCAAGTTTATACCCTATAGGTCTTACTTTATTGTAATCAATTTCTCCCTTAATCATGGGTAGATTAAATGCGTAAGCTATTTCTTCCACTTTAAAAGGCAATACCTTTAAACTGTCATAAATTCGCACACCCTTTTTATGTTTGTTTCGTCCTTTAAAATTAATGTTAAGACTATAAAATTGCCCTTTATCATTAACTAGCACACTAAAACTTTTACCGTCTAATTCGTTAGTATTTTTTATACATTTATAGCCGTTACGTAGTAGCCATGAGATTATGAATTCCCCATCAAATTTTAAATTATGGAAATAAAGTTTTGTAGTATTATCTGGTAATAACTTACACCACTCGATAAAATCCTCAATAGATAACCCATAATAAAAATCGTTTAGATTATATATATTACATGCACCAAAAGCCCAAACTCGGCAGTCAGATTTATTTGTTGTTGTTTCAAAATCACACGAATAATAAGTCATAGACTAGCTCTATCTAATTGGGCATTGATTGTATTAATTTTCTCATCTCTTTCGACTAAACTATAAATATAGTGTATATCCATTGAGGGATTTTCATAATAAAATTTTACTAATTCATCAGCAGGCATATTTTTTATTCTGTTATAAGTTTCTTTATAGTTATCTCCACCACGCAATTTATTTCGCATTGCATTTAAATAATTTTTTTTAAATTGCTCGTTTCTATCGCTATAATAATTGGCCCTACTCCTTTTAATGATAGCTCTGCGTAATTTATTAAATCCCTTTTGTGTAAAATATTCTGGATGAAATTCGCGTTCAATTAAGTTATTTTCTTGTATAGTCCCCATAGTACCAGTTTCAGGCGAAATATTATATTTACTTCTTTCTTTACGCGTGATTAAATTTGCACGTCTATTAAGGATTGAAAGTTCGCGTAATTCATAATCAGTAGTCTTTACACCGCCACTAGTTGTTACATATTTTAAATCTTTTTTATTTAAAAATCTATTAATTCTATTCATTAATAAATTATATTCTCGTCTCGTAGTAATATTTTTTCTTTCTATTTTTGTGTTAAGCGCAGGCGGTAAAAATTCTTTAAATTCAGGGTTCTTTTTAGCAATTCGCTGGCGTTTACGATTATATCTATTAATTTGCTTTTTTAAATTAGCAATATCCTTTTCACGCCATTTAATATTAGCCATAATAAATACCTCCTAGAATAAAAAGGGGAGGTATTACCTCCCTCTTATCTTAATTAAAATGGGAGTGAAAACTGTGCTTCATCGTTAGGCTTATTGCTTTCTTTTTGCGTGTTATTAGAAGCTTTATGTAGTAAATCAATGGTGTCCGCTCTTACACTTATTCGTGTCACATTATTTTTTGTATAGGTATGCAATTCTCCACTTACTAGAATGTAGTCGCCTTTAGTTAAGTATTTAGAGTAATTAAGCAACCCTTGTTTAGATGAAATGCAGTCAAAAAATTCTGCTGACCGTGTACCGTCACTATCATTATAATTATTTTGAACAGCAACGCTAAATAATAAAATATCCTTATTCGTATTTGTTTTTCTTATCTCGGGGGCTTTTGTTAATCTACCGCAAAAAGTAAAATTATTGTACATTTTTATTCTCCTTTATTTTTATTAAATTTGTTATGTCACTATCTGATAAAGTTAATGTATATCTTAAATACTCATAACCCATATATCCAGTATGGCGCTTTAATTCCCTTATTTTTGGGGGATTAAATGAATAAATTATATCATTTTTGATTATATCATTTTCTTTATAGATAATTGATATTTTATATAGTTTTATATTTTTCATTTTTTACACCTCCTTTCTTATAAAAATTATACAATTTTTCAAACTGAATGTCAATAACTTTTATATTGACAAAATCATTAAATAATGCTATGATTATTATATAATAATAAAGGAGGGCTATTAAGTTGACAGTCAACGACATAATAACACTTATTTCATCTGTAGGATTTCCGATTGTGTGTTGTGGCGTTCTATTTTGGTTCATGTACAAAGTAAATAAACAGCATTCTGAGGATATGCAGAGAATAACAGAAACGATTAACGAAAATACACAGGTATTAATTAAATTAGCTGAAAGATTGGGTGAGGATATCGATGTATAACGGTATTGATGTTTCAAAGTGGCAAGGGAAAATAAATTGGAGTAAAGCAAAAAAGTCTATAGATTTTGCTATTATTCGCGCAGGGTACGGAAAGGGAAATGTAGATGAATATGCTAATTACAATATAGAACAATGTGAAAAATATAAAATCCCTTACGGGCTTTATTGGTTCTCCTATGCATATAACAAGGATATGGCGGAACGTGAAGCAGATTATTTATTGCGAGTAGTAGGCTATCATAAACCAGAATATCCACTGTATTTTGATTTTGAATATGATAGTGTTGACTATGCTAAAAAAAATGGTGTGAATGTAACTAAAACATTACTAAAATCTATTGCTACAAGTTTTTGTGGGCATTTAGAGAAAAACGGATTTTATGCAGGAATATATACAAATGAAGATTATATAAAAAATAAATACCCCTCAGAGATATTTGATAGGTTCGACTTATGGTATGCTAGATATAATATAGAGCCTAATAGAGATGTTAATTTATGGCAAAAATCTTCAACAGGTAAAATTTCCGGTATTAATGGAAATGTGGATTTAGATGTTGCGTATATAGATTTCCCGTCACTTATGAAAGAAAAACATTTAAATGGTTGGTAAAATATGGCTGATTGGGTAGGCGGAAATTTTTATCTTACAAGGCAACAAATGGAAATGAATGCTACTTACTGTTATGGCTGGTTTAATGCAAACGGGTGGAGTTTAAATGCTATCTCCGGGATGTTTGGAAATATGCAAACAGAAAGCGGAATTAATCCGGGGATATGGGAAGATTTAAACGAGGGCAATTTAAATGGAGGATTTGGTCTTACGCAATGGACCCCTGCATCTAAATATCTGGATTGGGCGAATGAACGAGGGTTGGATTATACCCAAATGGATAGTAACTTAATGCGGATAGAATGGGAAGTTGCAGAGCATGAACAGTGGATATCAACATCAACTTATCCAATGAGTTTTGAAGAATTTAAAACGAGTGAGGCTGACCCCTATACTTTAGGGATGACTTTTTTATATAATTATGAGCGGCCTACTGATTTAAACCAACCGTTTAGAGGTACTCAAGCTCAAAAATGGTATAAATATTTGAGTGGGGTTGACCCGCCTGACCCACCCGGGCAGTTGCATAAAATGCCATTTTATTTTTATTTGAAAAGGAGGTATATTTAATTGGTAAAGAAAAGTGAGGACATTATTTTAAAGCTAAAAGAAATTTTAGGCGATAGAAATGATGATGATGTATTAAGTGTGTATGAAGATATACAGGATAGTATTTCGACTACCGACAACACTTCAACTTATGAGGAACGCATAAGACAAATTAGTGAAGATTGGGAGACAAAATATAATGATTTGGACGATTATTGGCGCACTAAATACACAAGTAGATTTTTTACTACTCCGGACGAAGTAGTAGAGCGGCATGAAGAAGATACAAAATCTGAAGAGGAATTTGTAACATTTGATGAATTATTCGATGAAAAGGAGGGTGTATAAATGCCGAAAGCACCAACAAAAACTAATTTAACAGCAAACTCTGCACAGATATTAAATGCCATTCATGACAGTGCTACAGAGACATACAGAAGTATGGTTCCTAGAGCAAACAGCGAAGATATTGCTTCTATTAAAGAGATTGGCAATATCGTAATGAATTATACAGCGTTAACAAATGAATTTTTAACAGCGCTTTATAATCGCATTGCAAGGGTTATTATAACATCAAAAACATATTATAACCCGTGGGAGATATTTAAAAAGGGCCTTGTGGAATATGGTGAAAGCATAGAGGAAATTTTTGTAAATATTGCAACGCCTCATCAGTTTGACCCATCTGTAGCTGAAACTAATTTTATGAAACGGGAAATTCCTGATGTTAGAAGTGCGTTCCATACACTTAACTATCAGAAATTCTATAAAGACACAATAAGTGACGACCAGTTAAGACAGGCATTTTTATCATGGGAAGGAATTACAGACCTAATCGCAAAGATAGTCGATAGTATGTACACCGCTGCTAATTATGATGAGTACCAGACTATGAAATATTTGCTTGCAAGGTCAATTTCAAATGGATATTTTAAGCCTTATACTCTACCAGACGATAGTGCTACAAATATACAGGGCGTTGTATCCACAATTAAAGGCGTTTCTAATATGCTAGAGTTTTTAGGAACTGACAATAATATGGCAGGTGTTTATACGAACACTTTAAAGGACGACCAGTTTGTTATAATAGATGCTAAATTCGAGGCACGTATGGGTGTAGAAGTGCTTGCAACTTCTTTTAATATGGATAAGGCTGAATTTATGGGCCATAGAATTCTTATTGACGGATTTTCAACTTTAGACGATAATAGGCTACAAAAGTTATTTGCCGACGACCCATACACCACATATACCCCACTTACTGAGGATGAAAAAACTGCATTGTCTAAAGTGCCGGCCGTAATCGTAGATAGGAATTTCTTTATGATATTTGATAATTTCTATAAGTTTACAGAAGATTATAACGGTGAAGGGTTATATTGGCAGTATTGGTACCAGGTATGGAAAACATTCTCTGTATCACCTTTTGCAAATGCTGTATTGTTTGTAGATGCTGACCCGACGGTAACGGCTGTAACTGTTTCGCCCTCTGCGGCAACTGTAACGCAGGGACAGGGTATCCAGCTATCCGCTACTGTAACTGGTACGAATTTCCCACCTAAAGGCGTAACATGGAAAAGCAACGTAGCAACTACAACCGTTGATGCTAACGGATATGTAAGTGTTTCTACAGGGGGAACAGCGGGGGCAGTAACCATAACGGCAACATCTGTTTATGACCCTGAAAAGAGTGGAACTGCTACAATTACAACTGTTGCACCTACTGTATAAAATGTCTAGGAGGTAATAAAATGGTTATTGAACCAAACACAACTATAAGAGTGTTGCATGATGTACCATTAGATAATACATACAACGATACAATATATTTTTCAAGTTTAAGTGCGCAACTTTCGTTTTTCAATTCTAAAACAAAGTTTAGCTTAAATGATTATACATACCAGCGGAATGATGAGGCTATAATGGTTGGAATTAATTCCGAAAAACTTTATGATTGTAACTATATAATGTATCAAAATAGTGCTTTTGGAAATAAATGGTTTTATGCTTTTATTACCTCCGTTACATATGTAAACAATGACACTTCCCGGATTACTTTCGAAATAGACGATATTCAGACATGGTTTTTTGATTTCACTTTAAAAGAATGTTTTGTGGAGCGGGAACATAGTGTTACAGACGTAAGAGGGGAAAACCTTGTTCTTGAAAATATCGATTTTGGCCCGGTTATTTGCTATGATAGTGTAAGAACGTCATGGTTTAATAGTTGGTCTTTAATTATTGCTTATGCTAGTGAAATATCTGAAATTACGAATCCAATTATTACAGGGTTATTTTCCCCAATTAAATATTTTTCTGCACCTCTCAATTCTAGTACTGATGTTAAAAACGCCCTAAAATTAATAGAAGGATTGAAAACTGACAGTATTATTTCAATATTTTTAATGCCAACAGAATTTGCAAAGTTACCTGACAAAAATGTTAGAGAAAAGGGCTTTATTTTAAGTGGGCAAAATAATATTGGGGGTAATTATACACCTCGAAATAAAAAACTTTTATGCTATCCATATAATTTTATAGGTGTAACCGTAGACGGCAGGAGTGCAACCTACAGATATGAATGGTTTGAAGATTATAATAATTGCGCATTTGATATTGACGGGATTATTAACTGTAATGCTGAAATTGCTGCTATACCCTTAAATTACAACGGATTTGATAAAAATATTGTAGAAAAAATTTCGATGAAAGCGTTTCCTCAAGTCCCCTATACTTTAGACTATTATAGGGCATGGTTAGCACAAAACGGTGCTTCGTCATTTGTAGGGTATATTGGAAGTGTTGGGAGTATTGCATTAGGCCTATTAAGTGAAAATCCTACTGCGGTTATTGGTGGAGCTCTCGGTTTAGGCTCATCTATCGCAAATGAATTAGAGGCATATAACGCGCCTAACCAAGGACGGGGAAGCTCTAGCGGTTCAGATGTAGATGTTGCCCTAAATTTAAAAGATTTTTATTTTAAGCGTATGCAAATTACGGTTGAATATGCTAGAATATTAGATGATTATTTCGATAAATATGGTTACCAAACAGACCGCGTAAAAGTCCCGAACACACACTCAAGACCTCAATGGAATTATGTAAAAACAAGAGATTGTTCAATTACCGGTTCTATTCCGGTTGATGCAATGGCGCATATTAAGTCTATACATAATAATGGGGTAACTTATTGGAAAAATGGAAATAATGTTGGGAATTATTCTTTAAATAACCAACCTTAAAGGAGGATAATATGAAAAGAAAATATGATAGGTGGGACAGCGCAATAAGAAATAATAGAACATACGATTATTATTTTTATCGATTAAGAGATTTGGCGATTAGCCGTTATAAATGGCATAATTTACCGGATAGTGTGGATGAAAGGTTTTTAGAATTATGTCTATTTGATAAAGGAATGTGTGTATTTTTTAAAGATGAAGTTTTAAATTATCTCTGCTTAAATGTTGCTATTTCCGGCCAGTTAAATGTATATAATTTGCCTACTAAACGGCGCGCATATGCAACTACAGGGTATAACAAAAACCTAAATTATGATGATAGTGTCATTATCTTTAATAACTTTTCACATACCCCTAGTATTGCGGATATCCATTATTTTTGTGATAAACTATATTTAATAGATAGGACAATCGACATTAATACTAATGCACAAAAAACACCTATTCTATTATTATGTAATGAAAAACAAAGACTTTCTTTAAAAAACTTTTATATGAAATATGACGGGAACGAACCGTTTATTTTTGGCGATAAAGCATTTAGTGATTTTAATGAAATTAAGGCTTTAAATACCGAGGCAAAATTCAATGCATTAGATTTGTATGAATTGAAAAAAAGATATTGGAACGAAGCTTTAACATATTGTGGAATAGATAATCTAACAGTAGATAAACAAGAACGCGTAATCAGTGATGAAGTGCAATCTTCAATGGGTGATGTGGTTGCCCAAAGATATGTAGGCTTAAGCGCAAGACAACAGGCGGCTGAACAAATAAATAGAATGTTTGATTTAGATATATCTGTCACAATGCGTTCTTCAAATTCATATCAAAATGACACGGAGGTTATTGAAGATGAGCAAGTATACGTCTGAGATAAGATTTATCTGTGAAAGTAAAATAGGCCTTTCATCATCATTAGGATATAATTCTGTAAATGATATTGTGAAACAAGCGGCACCAATTATTTTTAATTTTGACTTTCCTATATTTGACGAAACATATCGTACTCCTTTAGAAATAAAAATATTAAAACATTTTTATACTAGGGAAATAGGGTTTGAAACTTTTGGATTGTTTCAATTAAACTTAGATACTCTTTTAAATGAATTAATGCCGTATTATAACGAGCTATATAAAAGTGCTTTATATGAGTTTAACCCTCTTTATAATGTGGATATAATCACTGAACATGTTCTTGAATATAAAGGAAAACAAAATAGTGACAGCTCTACGACTGAAAATTTAAAAAACACTGAAACAAATGGGGGCAAAATAACAAATACCACTAATGGAAATAGTAACCAAAAACGTAATGAAAATAGTGTAAATACACTAGGTACTAATTCTACAGATTTATATAGCGACACGCCCCAAGGCAGTATCTCTAATTTAGAAAGTAATCGTTATTTAACTAATGCCCGAAAAATAACAAATGGGGGTAGTAACGAAAACGACGTTAATATAACAGATAATATAACTACCAATAACCAAAATGTTGAAAATAGAGACACTATATCAACAAGCGTGGGGGATAATAGTTCACAAACAATAGGACTAAATTCTATTGATAATTTAGAAAAATATATAGAACACGTCAAAGGAAAACAGGGGGACAGCTCTTTTGCTTCATTAATTAATGAATTTAGAAGTACACTTATAAATGTTGATAAACTTCTAATTGATGAGCTTGAACCGTTATTTTTTACACTTTGGTAAAGGAGGCAACTATGAATACTTTTAAACCGGTTGAATATGTAAAAGGGTGGTGCTATCATGTTCTACCCCTTGTATATGATGATAGCCTTTCATATGAGGAGCAGATATGTAAGTTAACAAATGCTGTTAATCAATGTATTACTAATATAAATAATCTCCCTGAAATTGTGGAAGAAGCTGTAAGAGAATTTGTTGAAACACAAGGATTAGAAAACATTGTACGGGATGTGTTTGCTGAACTTGTTTTTATTAACGTAAAAAATCCTCCTGAGGATATGACACCCGCAAAAGGCGACAGTTTAACAGACGATACGGAAGTATTACAAACATTAATAAATTATGCAGGAAAGAATAACGGAATACTATTTTTCCCCGCGGGAAATTATATGGTAAAGTCGTTAACACTTCCGAATAATGCTACATTAATGGGGTATGATAGGTATAAAACTACCCTTGTTTTAATTGGTGGAACAAATGCATCAATGTTCACCGGAAATATTTCGAATTGTACTATAGCTAATATCGGATTTAATGGAAATAGAACTGTTCAAACTTTGCATGAACCACTTTTTAATTGTACTGTGAATAATGCACTTATTTCAAATGTGTTATTGTCAAACGCAAATACATTAGGAAACTTTACTAAAGCAGATAATTCACATTCCCAATTTAGTGACATAGTTTGTAATAATTTTAATGACGCTATTTTTATAAATGGTAAATCGCCTTGTAGTATTACAAACATATTATTTACTATGGACACAGGCAGTGCTAACACTCTTATTAATATTGATACTAATAATTCAATTTATGGGATTTTTTCAAATATTACTACAAATTACGGTATAGTATGTACAGGCGTAGGAAACACAGGTACAGGCACTATATTAAACGCTAGCACTGCATTACAAAATACGCTGCCCTCAAATAATTTTAATATTATGGGTACAACACAATCCTTCAATATTACTAATAATTTATATGATGAAATTAGTGGCAGTCGTGAAGAGATAACAAAAAATAATAAAATTAATAATGTTGGTGGGAATGAAACTAGCTCAATAACGGGTGATTATCAGGTAACGGCAAATAATATATTCTTAAACCCTGCTAATCCTCTAAAGTATGGAACAGTCCAAAAATTAAACGAAAATTTTAATTATATAGAGGCTCAGGACAAAAATAATACCCCGTATAAAATTTTAGTTGAAGGCAACGAATTGCCTAACCCTGAACCTGAAATAAATACAGGAGCGGGCCAAGAATTAGCAACTAAAAGAGTGGGGCGCTGGCTTCTAAAAAATCTTAATAGCACTGATGATAATGGGGAAACTGTCAATTATATTCAAGCTCAAGGCAGTGTTGTAATAGAAAGTACAAACAGAATAATTATTGCATACGTTCCTTTTAATACTGCTAGCTTTAAATTATCAAATGATGTTATGCTAAGAGAGTATAACTTATCAAATGGTAATTTAATTAGGGAACAAGTTATCCCCAATGGAGGCCATGCTAACGGTATAGGGTATAATCCTAATAACAATACTGTATATCTTGCCCAATGTTTTATGTGGACTTCTAAAGGTGTTAATAGTCCGAGTAAAACAATTATTACAGTAAACTATAATACATTTACAGTTAAGGGAAGTATCACTATAAATTCTAATCTTATTTCAGGACTAGGATACGTATCATATGACAACGCAACAAATAAAATGTATGCGGGTACTAATTCTTATTTATTTGAAATAGACCCAGAAAGCGGAGCTATAAAATCTACCACGCCCATGACCGATAGCCCTCAAATAACAAAAGATGGATATAATGGACAGTCTGGTTGCGTATACAACGGTAAACTTTATCAAGTGCATTCCACCCCTGAAATGCTAAAAGTTAATGACGGGACAACTGGTGAATTTATATCTTTATATAATTTGCCTTATTATGGGCAAAGAATGTATGCATGGGGCGAAAGTGAAAGTTGCTCTGTTCTCTCTAATGGTGATATTTATATTTTAACATGGCAGCATTTGGAGGCCTCCCCGAGAAATGAGATAGTACAGATATTTAAAACAAATATCAACCAATCGGTAAGTATGCCCCAACCTTTATATCAAGCCGCCACATATTATTCAACATTATATGTAAATTCTAATAATTTTACATTTAACCCAGACGGTTCAGAAGATGCCCCATTTAATGAACCAAACGAAGCAATTATGATTAAATTGTGCGAAACCTATACTATGAAACCAATTCGCATAATATTTACTAAGGGCACGTACACTATTTTAAGAGCATATAATGTTAATAATCTAGATATACAAGGCAATGACTCTGAATTTGAGATAATAATGCTAAGTAGGTGCAGCAATATCCATTTATCAGATTGTATCGTAACTAAAAATAATTACACAGACATGACAGATTTTTACCACATTTACCAGTGCTCATTAGTTAAGTTAAATGACTGTTGGTGCA